CAATTAGAATTGCATTCTAATCCCGAAGTAGGACATTATGTGGAGCGAAGTTGGGGAGCCATTTTTTATCCCATGATGAATACCCGCGTTTTACTGAAAAATATAAAATCATTTAATTAAAATGGATATGGATATTTTATTATAATTTAATTACTTATTTAGATATTTTTAATTTTTTTATAAAATTAATAATTGGTAATTGGTAATTATTTAATAATAATAATATTATTATATTATTATTATGAATTTCAAGTTAGTGCCAGCTCGTAGAACAAAAGCATTTAATAAATTTACAAATGCTTATACTTTGAAATATAGATGGGACATGGTATATCCGCAAAAAAGCAGCTATCATAGTATTATTCCTTTAAAAATATTTCAAACATGGCATACTAAACAATTACCACCCAATATGCAAAGTGCGGTAGAAATGATTAAACGTACCAATCCCAGGTTTTCTCATCAGTTATTTGATGACAATGATTGCCGAGAATTTATCAAAGCACATTTCCCTCCAGTAGTTTTAGAAGCGTTTGATTCTTTGCTTCCTGGTGCTTATAAAGCCGATTTATGGCGTTATTGTGTTTTATATAAAGAAGGGGGTATTTACCTAGATATCAAATACATTCCACATAATAAGTTTCGTTTTATTACTTTAACAGAGAGAGAACATTTTGTGTTAGATGCAGATGGTAATGGTGTCTATAATGCTTTGATGGTTTGTAAACCCGAAAATCCCATTTTGTTTCAAGCAATTAATGCCATTATACGAAATGTAAAACGGCGTTATTATGGAAATTCGTCGCTAGAAATTACAGGTCCTCATTTATTGAGTAAATTTTTACCAGTTTCTGTTAAAAAACATTTTTCTTTAAAACACGAAGTTTATCAAAATCAAAAGTTGATCACTCTAAATGGAATTATTGTTCTAAAAATGTATCGCAATTATTACGAAGAAATGAGAAAAACAGAAAAAAATCCACATTATAATATTTTATGGAATGAGAGAAAAGTATATATATGATAAAATACGTCTTTGATATTATAACAATTTTCTATTACGTTCTTGAATCCATCCGCCTGGTTTTTGTCCTGCAAAATGATGTTTTATTAATTTATTTCTATAAGTTTGGCCATTAAATACACACATTACTTCATTTCTATATGTTTCATATTGTAATTTATTATCAAATGTGGGTAGATTATGTTCTCTCAAATAATCTTCTATGGCATCCGTAAAACATCCGGGGCCTGTCAAATAATGAATAATATGTTCTCCTTGGATTTTTTGCGTTTCCAAAATTCGTTTTACGGAAAATTCAATAATACGTTTTAAGATGGGGGAATGTTTTGGGGCTGCAAAAAACCATTGACTTAGATGAGTTTGATTTTCAGGACCACAGATTAATAATGTCTTAGGAGATGTAAATATATTTGGATGGGCCAATGGTTCAGTGTCTGTATCCACATAGATTCCTCCATAATGATAAATAATACAATAACGCCATAAATCGGCTTTCATTACACCCATAGGTAGTTTTGAATATGCTTGATAAACATCTGATGGGAAATTATTGCGGACAAAGGATTCACACATGGCATCTGTATTAAAAAAATAGCGATAATTATATTTTGGTGAGGTAAATTGTTTCCATTGATTTATAGAACGTTGTACACCTTTATTCGCATACACATAGGCCATGGATTTATGGGTTTGGAATATATATTTGGGTATATTCAAATCTATTTTGTCTTTTTGCATAACTGGTTCTTTTATAGTCATAGAAATAATTTCTGCATCGGATGCCTCGGGTATTTCATCTATTAGTTCTTGTTCTTCTTGTTCTGGTTCTTTTTGTTCTTGTTCTTCTTGTTCTGGTTCTTGGGTTTCCTGTTCTGGTTCTTCTTGGGTTTCCTGTTCTGGTTCTTCTTGGGTTTCCTGTTCTACTTCTTGGGTTTCCTTTACTTCTACTGGTTCTTCTTGTTTCGCTTCTTGTGTTTCCTGTTCTGGTTCTTCTTGGGTTTCCTGTTCTACTTCTTGGGTTTCCTGTTCTGGTTCTGGGGTTTCCGTTGCTTCTTCTAGTGCTTCCTGTTCTGCTTCTTGTGTTTCCGTTGCTTCTTCTAGTGCTTCCTGTTCTGCTTCTGGTGTTTCCGTTGCTTCTTCTAGTGCTTCCTGTTCTGCTTCTGGTGTTTCCTGTATTTCTATGTATGGTTGCGAATTTACTTCAGGAATAATATCAACTAAATTTTCCAAAGTTTCTGGTTCTGATAGAATCATATACATAATACCAATAAAAATATTCTATTTTTTATACTTGTATAAAAATAGATTGTAATAATATTATCCTTAAGGTGTAAATTGTAATTAGTAATTTGCAAAATAGTAAATTATAAAATTATATCATTAGATGAAATGTTGTATTTGTGGAACAGTGAAAAATTGCGGGGTTTATTTAGATTCCATATTCTCTAATATGGAAGTCATCGGTAATTTGTTTCAACAATATGTTATCCTTTTATATTACGACTCTTCAAAAGATGACACGTTGAAAAAAATTCAAACTTATAAACAGAGATTTCCAGATCGCTTACATATTCATATAAATACAGATCCTCTATCTTTATACAGAACCCATAATATCGCCAAAGGACGTAATTGGTGTTTAGAGAAAATACGTGAATGTTACCATGATTGGGAATATTTTATTATGATGGATTGTGATGATGTTTGTTCCGGAAAAATAAATTTGGGTGTGCTATATTACTACTTCACCTATGGACGCCGAGGGGATTGGGATGGCTTAACTTTTCATCATCCACAAGGATATTACGATATTTGGGCACTGTCTATTGACCCCCTATTTTTAAGTTATCAACATTTTTTCAGGGGAAAACAGATATATCAAAACTATATTAATTATTGGCTAAAAACCGTATCAAAATATCAATTAATTCCCTGTTACTCCGCGTTTAATGGGTTCGCCATATATCGCACAGAAAAGTTTTTGAATTGTTCCTATGAAGGGATATATAATATAGATTATATCCCTAAAGAATGGATTCAGAAAAATGAACGACATACTGGAAAACGTATGTTTCTGGAGGGACAATTACAAGAAGATTGTGAACATCGCAAATTCCATTTTCAGGCTGTCATGGAAAATAAAGCACGATTACGTATTTCTCCCATGTGTTTGTTTTTAAAACCTAAACACCCTATACAAAGCCGAGCTCTATTTTAATTTTATCTTCCAAACATTGATATCTGACATGCCCGAGACTTTCATGAAGGAGGGTCCATGGGGTTACAGATTGAAGACCTTCTAGTCCCCGTTCGTAGAATATATTCAATAAAGAGGGACTAAAACCAGACATCATACTTACATTCTTTTGCCTGGATAAGCAAGGAAATCCATTGGTGGAACGCAAATTCCAAAATAGTATATGGGGCGGTTTATAAGGACGATCACAAATACGCATTCCTGTTTCGGCATATTTCTTTTCTATCATTTGATATAACGACTCCAATTCTTCTACTTCTAATGATGATTCATATGGGGACTGGTATGACGACGCCATATTTATTTGCATATCAGAAAGGATCACCAGTGTCATTCCTTCCGTTTGTTCCGCCGTCATTTTATTTTGAACAATGGCTTCTAAAATAAGATCCAATGCCCTATAGAAATTGGTAGAACAGCCTTGTTCTACCACTGTTTGCAGTGTTTCTACCATATCTGTAAAATTTTTACATAGGTTCAAATTATGCCACCGAGGTTGATTACTAAATGTCAGGATACGCTTCCCCAACATGGATTTCTCGGCAATTCGGCAAGCAAGTGCAATCGCAGCATAGTAGGGTTGACTATTTTCATTTTGTATCATAGAACTACTTAAATCTAACATAGCAATCATTGATCCAAGAAGGGGTGTTTGTCGTGCATTGTCTCTCCATTGTGAATTTAACAAGGCAAATTCTGTGTCCAATGTCTGATTGTTTTGGTCACGTTCGCGTTTCTTTCTTTCCAAAAGATACATTGCATCTTTGGTAAAATGCGTAAGTAAAATACGTTTTCCCTTGATTTCTCTCTCGCTGCGAATTGCATCTTCTACAAACGACTGAAAGTTGGTTGCACAAGTCTTGCGATCCTCCTTTCCGCTTCGGGGATTTCCAGACTCTGTTATATTCAAAAAAGCGTGTTTTTGTTTTTGTAGTGTAATAGACGTCGTCTTAGAATGATCAATTTGTGCCCACTGTTGTTCACACTGCTTGATTTGAACCGTATCTAATTGACGATTCCACTTGGCAAGAAGTTGGCGGAAATGCATTTTTGCCTTTAAAAAAGCACGTTTCTTCTTTTCTGGTGTGGTCGCCGTCTTCAAATAATTTTCAAAATACATTTGTGCCAATTGATCAAACAACCAACCAAATTTCTTGGATTTTTCACGTGGCACCCATTTGGCAATTAGGTTTGTTTGTATTCCGGTGGCCTCTATTCTTTTGAGTTCTTCTATCATTAAACTCTGAGCATAATAGATTAGGGAATATGATGCAGGATAACCATAATTTCGCACATATTGGCAAAAATACTTAATATCCTTCCATGAGCCATATGGGTGCTCTTTGATATTATTATCTTCTGATTGTACAAAACTTCGCAATGCATATTTGGCCAATTCGGGAAAATATGGATACCATGCCATAATCAAAGCATATCCTAGTGTATATTCACCTTTACCATTTATAATATCTCTGGTATGACCAATCATTTTATATGCTGTAATCATAAGCTCTTGATACCTACCAATAGAAATTGTTGTTTGGAGTTGTAATAATATATGTTGCATTTTTTCTATGATTACCTTTTGCTTGGATTCATCACAACGAGCTAACTGAAAATGAATTTGAAGCAAAGATTCCTGGACATCGGGGGACCATCTGTATTCAGCGTGTCCTTTTTCTCCGTATTGCATTAAATAAGACGAGGAATGATCTAGAGCTTCTACAAGTGCGGCCATGTTCCTATCTTATATTTTACTTGAACATTTAAGCCTTTTTTCTTATTGTTTTCCGATGTTTGGTAATGGCACGTAACAAGATGCGCTTAGTTTGCATAGATGGTTTTACGGCCCCTTTTTCATAAAAAAGAATCAATATATCATTCAATTCTTGAAACATACCAATGGTTTTATCCAATGGAATGGCATCAATATTTTTGATAACTGTCAAATAACCTTCTTTTATATCAGTCTTTAAAAAATATGACATATCAGATGGATCCAAATGAAAATTATATTTTAAAATAGATAATATTTCATATCTGTGTTGATTGTAAAAAGATGTTTTTTTAAGTATTCCAATCAGTTCTTCTCTAGATAAAATATTTGGGGTCTGCATAAAAAATTTCTCTTCTTTAATGGTTTCTATTTCATTGCTTTGATTTATATAAATATAATGCAGAGTTACAAAAGGAACATCTTCTTTGTAAAACATTTCGTATTTTTTGTCCATTTTTTCAAATTCTTCAATCCAACTCTTATCTAATTTGTCTTGGAAAATCGGGGAACACATTTGAACTTAAACACGGGGTATGCCTATAATTTTGCTATATTTATTCTTGTTATTTCAAACTTATTATCTTATTGCTACGATTCATCACTACTGTACCATTCCTCAGTTTCTTCTATATCTTCTGTTTCTGTATGCACATCCTCATCGTATTCGTAGCATGGTATTCCATAGTATTGATAAAAAATACGTTCTCCATACAATTCCTGATACATTTTTTTATCTTGATACCAACGAGAAATCATGGTTTTCCAAATCTCTCGGGGAGATGTTTCTGGAGATGATTTATATTTCGGAATATATGGTTCCTGATTCCATGTTTGCATTTTTGTTTGATTATTCTCGTCTTTAGTCAAAATAATCCAACCCGGAGATAAATTGTTTTCAGTGTCGCCATTTTGTAAGTCTTTTATAATTAAGGATGCTTGTAAAAAATTCAAGTTAGAGGACAAATTATTGGCCTGAATCTTACTAGAAGAATGGGTATCTCCCGTTTGTTTCAATTCGGGAAACTGTGTAAAATCTTCCGTGGATGGTTGAAAAGTTCTCATTTTTAATAAAGATATCGGATTTAGAGAGCGAGATTGAGAATGGACGGCTATATATGGGAATGTTTTAGGGCGTGTCTTTAAATTAGTTTTTAATATATTTATTTCCATGTCCTTGTTTAGAGAGGGATAGGGATGGGGATCGGGACTTAATATAATAAAATATTTGAAAACTAATTTAAAGACATAGACATAATGAAATCTGTCTCCTCACAGCAAATGGGTGTTTTATTCTACATTTTTCCAGACAAATAAACACGGGCTCATATATATTTACAGGAGACAGCAACTACCTCGTATTTCTTGTAAAATGCAAGAAATATGTATATTTGTATATATTGTTCATGATTGAAAAACTAATTACATAAAGATATAAAAAAATTCTTTATGTAATTGTATAGTATATGGATCACGATGATAACATTCCACCATTGAGTGGTGGAAATCCATTTTTAAGTTCTATGAATCTTCTCTCTGAATTGGTACAAGTAATTCATAATAGAGACCTTTTGAATGATTATATAAATTCTCTCGTTGGACTACCAGATTTTGACGTAGAACCAGATCCGCCCGTTTTACACACAAGTTTGTATGATAGAAATCCCGTAAAACACGTCATATCGGAAGAAGCCAAAAAAGGTCTAGTTCCAATTTTATATAAAAATGCGGCAGATAAAGAAAAATATACCAATTGCTATATTACTCAAGAAGAATTTCAAGAACAGAATGAAATTATACAATTACCTTGTGGTCATTGCTATTTTCCAGAAGCTATTTTGAAATGGCTTTCAGAGGAAAGTTCTGAGTGTCCAGTTTGTAAATATAAATTTGATTCTATAGAAATTCGGGTGGATACATCGGAAGAAGATGCTCCACCGGCTTTGACTGACTCTGTATATAATTGGGATTATCAAAATGATTACATTGTCCCCAATATTTATATGAATCAACCTCTTGTTTATTG